CCCCATAATGCCATAATAGTTCTCCTATTAATTTACCTATGTTCTATTTATAAAAACTATTCACCAACCTTTGGATTGATAGTTACTTTTTCTTTTTTGCCGCTAATCTTCTTAGCATCATCGTTTTCAGAAGGCTCTTCTTTTTTGCTTTCCTTCTTCATTGCTTTTTTGATTGCTTTGCGACGATTGTGCAAATACTTATCTGACTTATCTACGTCACCGTCGTTGTCGATATCAGCATCTGCTTTACCTACAGGGTCAAGCGCTTCGTTGCGTTGTGCTGCATAGTAAGCACCTTTTGCCATACGAATACGCTCTTCTTTTGTCTTACCGTCAAAGCGCTTATCATCAGAGTGTACAAAGTCGCTTATCCATCTGTCGATAGAATCAGATGGGCTCAACTTTTCTGCTAACGTTTCTTCTCCCATCATTTGCTTGAGAGTTTGTGTCACTAACTTCTTAGCAGCAAGCTTGTTTCCACCAGTCAGTTTCTTAGCAACAGCAGCAATAGCTTGATCAACGTTTTGCGTAGGACCCATAATTGCTTCAACTTTCTTCATAACTGCTTTATCAGCATTAGATGCAATTTTAGATTCTTCGATTTCCTTTCCTGAGATACGGTCACGGAAATACTTCTTCATTTCTGTGTCTGGAACACGCTTGACCATTTGAATATAGTCAGGCTTCTTGAGCAATCGTCTAAGAGTATTTTTTACTCCACCGACGCTATCACCCTGAACAAATGTTGTTGGCATACCTTCGATTTCAACTTTGTACATTGATTCTTCTTCTAACGGTTCCCAACCTTCACTCATGTATTCTGAAGGCTTCATTTTGACATTATGTGTCAAACGAAGTTCTGATGCTGCAAACTGTGACAACCATCGAATCTTTGCTTTCGCCATTGTCATCAGTTCATCTTTACTAAGACTAGCAATAAACTTCTTTGCTTTCTTGTAAGCAGGTCCAGCAACATTTACTTTCTCGATGCTGCCATATGCTTTTCTCAGTTGAGCAATCTGTGAAGGCGTCATCTTAGATACTTCGACTTCTTTACCGCCTGTTTTGACCATTACTTCCATCAAATCGATTTCGTTGTCAAGTTCTACTGACTCCTTCATACCCTTGATGTGGTTAATAGCTGCTTTTCTTGCTTTGGTAAATGATTGAAAGGTTTCCCACTCTTTTTCGTCAATGTATACAACAACTGGAGAATTCATCTTCCCGCCTTTACTATAGTGACGGTGACTGTGATATTTACCATTCGCATCCTTATATTCATAAGCACCAAGAAACTTCATACCATCAGGAACTTTTGGTGCTTCATCAAGTTCGACCGACTCTTTCTGAATCTTCATAATGGCAGTTTTAACTTGTATGTCATTACGATACGGGCCCATAGCCCCATTCTTAGACTTGTTAATCAGATATCGATATCCATTCTTATCTTTGCGAATGATAATGTTACCTGCTTCAAGTTCTTTGCGAGTGAATGCTGTTTGATTCTCTTCAAGTTCTACTTCTTCTTGTCTGTTTTTCCAAGCAGTAGCCGACATCGAAGTGCCTTTGGGATAATCTTTAGTAGTCAACGCACGTTGTTTGCTCATCTTTTTCTGAGAGTCTTTAAACTTCTGAGCAGACATCGAGGTACCCTTGGGATAATCACTGGTTTTCAGTGCTGCTTCATCAAGATCTACTGATTCACCCATTACTTTCATGTTATCTAATTGTTTGTTAGAAATGGGTTTTTTAAGAGGTTGTACTTTGCCCTTGATACGGGATGCCATCATCTTTGCTTCACGTTCAGAACTGGTGCCACCTGCAATCTTCCCATCTTTATCACGAACAATGAATGAGTATTTCTCATCAAGTTCGAGTGACTCTTTTGCATACTTCTTCTTGGCTTCTTCCAACTCTTCCTCTTCGATATACTGTTCAACAAGTTCTTTTCTGAAAGACGAAAACTTCTTGCCTTCTACTGTATATGTCGCTTTTGAAATGTTTGATTTGTTCATCGTTACTCTCTTCCCAATGTGTTTAATCAACTCTATTACTTTGTCAATAGGGCTTCTTTCAATATAGTTAGACGATAGTTTTTTCGCAGCATCTTTGATTTGACCCTGCGTAACTTTCAATGCTTCATCAATATTGTCTGTCATAACCCCGGCCCAGTTCCTAAGTTTGCTACCAAGGCTGTCACAATCGCCAGCCCGATACCCAATAAAATCTTTGACATTAGGTCCATCCTTGCACCTAATGACGTTACTCTTTCATCAACATCATCAATAGACGCTGATAGACGATTGACCCTTTCATACGCTTCTGACCTGCGTGTCTCTAAATCCTGTATCTTACTCTCAACTCGTGCGAGTGTTACAGTCACTTCAGTAAGGCGGTCAATCTTCTCCTCAATACGAAGAAGTCGTTCTTCAGACATTGTTTACCTCTTAGTTATCTACTTTTGCGCTCGCACGCCATTGATAACACGACCAATATCTGGCTTTCCACTTGGGACCAGGATTGTCGCACCCGTGTCTCGCCCTGAAAGATTTTCTTCTTTCTGGGTCGTCTCTCTTGATTTCCATATTTGGGTCGCCAAAAGTCACTTTTACAACATTCCCTTTATCGTTCTTTACATAAACCCCAAACTTTTTCTTAGACCCAGAAGGCAGTCTAAAAGGGTTGTTCAGTTCTACTTTCTTACCCTGATATTCTGATTCTGTAATCTCAAGTTCTTCGTATATTGATTCGCAAGTACAGTCGATGGAATCGGCTCTATGTTCTTTGAATGATTTCATTTCTTCTCTCCAAACACTTCAGCGAACTCATCATCGACTCGCTCGTGAATCTTCTTAATGCGTTGTGTATTGACATCGTTCAAAGCATTCATAACTGAATCGACTGAATACTTCATCGTAACGATATCTGGATTCTGACCAGGCGTTGCTCTAGCATAGTAGATGCGAGAGTCGTCTGTGCCATACTCCAAAACTTTTTCCTGTAGGTCTGCGTCAGTATCTCCGTTAGCAAGGAAAGTATTTACTCGTGAAAATGCAACTTGCTGAGGAGTCTTGAACCGTTCATCTTCGTATGATTCCAAACCACGATTGTATACTTCTAGCACAATGTCAAACGGAACTTCATGACGGATTGCTTTGTTTCGAAGATTAGAATACTCTTCGTAGAATCCTTCAATGTCTTCTAACTCTTCTTTACCAAGGTCTAACATTGCTTCGATAATAGCAGACTCAGAGTATTCCTCATCATCATCGTCTTCTTCGTCTTCCTCTTCTTCGTAATATTCGAGGAAGTCTCGCACAGTAGAAATGTAGTCAGCAGCAAGAGTGATTTTAGACAGAACCCATTCATCAGGCTCTTCTTCCATAGAATCCATTAGTTCAATAATAGCAACAGCATCTTCTGCGATGTCGTACAGTTGCGCTTCTGCCATCTCTAAGCCGTCAGTGTCAGGCTCATCATAGTTCTCGATAAACAGATTATCAAACTCCAAATCCAATTCTTCTTTGCTCATTCCACGCTTTCTTTCGATTTCTTTTCTGCGGAATTGAGGAGTTAGCCTTGCAGCTAAGCGCCCGATGACCTTCTTCATCTTTTCAGCGCGACGGTCTACTGTAATTTTTTGTGCTGTGGATAGCTTAGAATACGATTTGCCACCCGCGAATCTCTTCTTGAGAACGTTTCGGGCACCTCGTTTGGCTCTTTTTGTGATACGTGCTTTATCAGCAAATCGACGCATCTGTAACGCTCGTTGTCTCTTAATACGAGCCTTACGACGGCGAAGTTGCATTCCACGCTTACGGCGTTGACGCAGATTTAATACTGCTTCGTTTTGATTTTCCATTGGAGTTTACCTTAGTCTTATCCATGTACAGGTTTGCCTTAGCCTTACTGCACTTCATTATGTTATTTATGATTATTTAACTTTTGACTCCCATCCCTTTCTTTAGATCGTCAAACAGTTTTTTAGCATTAGGGCGCGACATACTAGAGGGAACACCCTTAAGGAATGTATCAAAATCATTATTTGCGACATTCGCTCGCTGTTTGGATGCTGACATTCCCTCAACGCCTTCTGCGTCAGGATCTCTATCCCCAGCAGAAATAATATCTATCTCATCAAAGTCATAAAATCCGTGGCGGGCCTTTACGCCGTTGTACTTTTTCAACAGCGTTTCAAATTCAGATATTCTATCTTGACCAACAACCATAGTGACTTTCTTAAAGCCTTTGCTGTGTAGCGAGTTAGCAATATCAAAAACGTTTTTGACTTTTTTATCTAAGATAATACTCTTAGCGTGTTTTGGGAACATCTTTCGTGCATGTCCAATCTTTTGCTCATACGTAAGAGGATTTTTCTTAGCATCTTGCGAATGAGACAAGTATATATAGTATGGCTTATTTCCAGACTTTGAGGAAAGCACATCCATCAGTTTTCCGTGACCCACTGTGGGTGGATTCATCCTACCGAAAGTGAAGAATGCTTCTTTTTCTTTTTGTTCTTGTATGAAGCCCCTGAATGATTTCATTTGTCCCAACCTTTTACGACATCTGGTGAAAAATTATTGTATGAGAATTCCATTCGGTCAACGAGTTTTACAGCACCACCACTGAGTTTGTCGATAGCGACATAACCTTCAGCACCAGTTACTTTGTAGCCTTTATTTGTCTTTACGAACGTGTCAAGACTTTGTAACTCGTTGAGTTTGTTTATGAGTTTGAGTTTTGCGATGACCATCAACTTTTGTAATCTAAACATATCTACAAGATTGACTTTGTTTTTCAGAGAGAAAAACTTTAGCAAATCATCACGCTTCTGTCGTTGTGTTGCTTTGCCTGCAGCCGTCTTACGCTTATCCGCTTCTTTACCGTACTTATCTTTGATCCAGCGAATCAACTTCTCGGCGTGTGCGACTTCATTCTTGATAATCTCACCACGTCTTACGTAAGTGTTGTTGAACGTCTCGATGTGTTGTGCGAGTTCTTGATTTGCTTCTAACTCACGCAAAGTAGAACCAGCAATAGACCTAAACAATGTACCAATCTCAGATAATGTTTCGTTAACACTATCCGTCTCGGCTTTCGTCATTGTCGCTTTAGTAACGTCTCGTAGGAATGCGTCTTGCGACCATACGTTTAGTGATTTCTTTAGAGACTTGACATCAACACCAAACGATGCTCGCATAGACTCGAATGTGTTGCCTGTGTATGTTGTATGCCATACGATACCAATCTTAGCGGCACGAATAGGAGAAGACTGTTCAAAAGGAACTGCATACACAATAGTATTAGGATGAAAGGTAACGTATTTTTTACCGTCAATGTTCTTAGCCTTTACGTCACCCCGACCAAACAGAAAGTCGCCTTGAATTACGCCTTTGATTCCCAAAGCAGGTAAATACTTCAAAGCGTCTTTCAGTTTGGCTGCGAGGTCGCCAGACGTGTCTGCGTCGATCTCAGCGGGTGTCTTATAGACCTTGGGATTTTTATTGAAGATTCCTTTCTTAGCAACAAAGAACTGCCCGTCCCTTGGATCAGTCCCAGCAAAGATTGCTGGTGCTCCATCCCATTTGACTGATACGTTTCCTTCCTTCTTCCCTGATAACATATCTCGCATGTCACGCAGAGCAAAGATGGCTTGGCGAGTGCCATTGACACCACCATACAACACCTTATCCTCAAGGTGTGTCATATGTGTATTTTTTTGTTCGGCAATAAATTGCGTAAAACCTTTCATTTAGTATTATCCAATTTTGTAATACTATTTATAACTTATGCGAACTTAAATTTCGAATAATCTCTCTCTTGTAATGTTCTTGACCCAAAGTCGGATTTATCAAACAAAGGCGTATCATCCACCTGACCGCTGTCAGTTATATTCGCTTGTGCTGATTGCTCGACATCAAACAACTTCATTTTAGATTTATCAACTCCTATAATGAATCGCTTATTAGTATCAGGGCTGTTATATCTATTCTTCAACTGTTTGACCATAATTTGACCTAGGTCAGCAAGCTCTTCCGTAGATATCAAAGCAAACATAAGGTCAGCGGTTGCTGGAAGCCCAAACGACTCACTTGTATCTGTTAAGTCAACATCAGAACTAGCATAGCCACTACGAGTAGTCTGCGTAGCACTAACAATCGGTACATCATACTCAACTGCTAAGCCTCGCAATTCTTCTGCGATAGACTTGACGAGTGTATAAGAATTCACTGAAGCATTACCACGAATCCTAGATGAAGCACAGATATTCAAATAATCAATGTAAATGATGTCAGGCTTAAACTGTTTCTTCAACTTGATATCGTTCAGCAAATGCTTAAAGTGTGACACACTAGCAGATGCTGTTGGATATTCTTTAACAATCAACTTACCTTTAGTCTTGCGCTTAATCTTTTCTATCTTGTTCATATATTCGTCTTTAGATAGTTGCGTGAGATAATCCAAAGGCGTATTCATTAAGTTAGCATCAATCCTCTCGGCAATCCTTTCCTCACTCATCTCTAGCGTAATATATAGAACGTTTTTACCTATAGATAGATTCGCTGCAGCGCAATGACACATAAACAGAGACTTACCAACACCAGTTCCTGCTAGACATATGTTCAGCGTTTTGTTAGGTAATCCATTCTTAGTGATGCGATTCATATAGTCAAGGTCAAAAGGAATTCTAGATTCTACTCTATGATAGAACTCAAATCGGTCCTCGGCATCAACGATAAAGTCGTGCCCTACATGGCTGTCAAACGACACCGCAAGCGCATCAGAAAGAATATTAGGAATCGCTCCCTTATCAAGCTGTTTAGACTGACCGTCAAGAATCTGAATACTCTCCATAATCGCATTATAGACAGCCTTCTCTTGACAGAACTCTTCAGTACTTTCTACTAGCCATTCAGTGTCTTTATCTGACACATCATTAAATGACAACTCGTCGATGTAGTCCACCGCTTTATTGTAGTGGTCCTGATTGATATTCGCTACAGAATCAATCTCAATCTTTAGCGCATCAATCGTCGGAGAGTTATTATACTTGATTATGTAATCGAGTACATTCTTAAATAAGAGTTTTTCGATATTGTCTTGAAAGTATTCTTCCTTTAGAAATGGTAGCGTTTTCCTAACGAAATCATCGTCATAAAGTAAGTGTTTAAGTATTTTCTTTTCTAAGTTCATTATTGTATCTTTCCTCGGCTCTGTTTACACTTTCTGTTAGGATAGAGTTTAACACAGAACTTATAACATCTTCAAATCTTTTTTTGATATTTTCATCGGAAAGTATTTTGTCCTTATTTTCATCGAGGATTGTGTATTCAAAAGAAACTTTAAATGATTCTTCGCCATCTTCACCTAGATTGACTACACCATATGAATATTCGATACCGGAAAACTCAGTGTCAATCAACTTAATCTTTGCGAGTTCTCCATCTTTCTCATATCCGTTGTTGGGGTCAATGATTACGTAGTCTCTATTCTCCCGCAGTTTCATCGAGAATCTCCTCTTCAATTTCACCAGCACCGTACAAGAACTCACTCTTACACGCATCATCGATTAACGCCAACACATCTTCAGTGTAATACTTCTCAGGCTCTCGATTGATAACTGTACCAAACACTTTTGACCCGTCAGGCAACTCATATCGAGTAGATACTTTCTTGAAGATACCATACTTCTCTGCGATTTCAAGCAAGCCATAGTATCGGTCCAGCCCATGCTGATAAGTAATCTTCACTTCGACTTGTGCGTTCTCTTTAGTCAGACGAGACTTCTGCATCTTTGCTCTGACGATATTACCAATGACTTCTTTACCGTCTTTCTCTTTCTTCTTGGAAAGCATAACGATAGTTGATGCGGTGTACTTCAAGCCGGAGCCACCAGACATTTCTTTCATAGGAACATAGGAACCAACAACATCATAGACGTGGTTTGTTACCATAAGAGGAACACCAATCTTTGCAAGTCGTAGATTGAGTACACGGAAAGTCGCTTTGAGAATTGACGCTTTAGTCATATCCTTAGTCTCTTTTCCTTCCATCGTGTCTTCCATCTCTTTAGTGGATGACAACTGACCTAAAGAGTCAAGAATCATAATCATCGGTTCACGCTTACTTTCAGGTTGCGCAGAATAGTTCTCAATGATTTTCAGTGCAGTGTGACGAAACTTCTGAATAGTGTCGGGCTCTGAAATGACAACTCGTGATGTATCAATACCACGGTCTTCCATCATACCCTTTGTGACAGCCGCTTCAGTATCGAAGTAAATGACACCACCTGTAGGATTTGCATCTAGGAATTGCTTGACGATACCTAGAACAAAAAACGTTTTACCTGTTGCGGATTCACCGGCGAATGCGGTGACTTTATTATTGGGAACACCACCGTAGATACTACCAGACAACACAGCGTTGAGTGCGTAACTACCAGTATCGATGCATCCCGTATATTCAGCAGACGCATTACCATCGGCAAGGATTTTAGTATCCTCATCTTTGAGCGTCTCAACTAGATTATTAAAAAATTTACTCATACAAAACTCCTGTTCAAGTTGCGGTCATTATATCACAAAAGATAAAAAAAAGCAAGGGCTAAAGTTTCGAACATTTTACGATTTTATGTTCCTTCGACTTTGGATCGACAAAAATAAAAAAATCAGCATGCGATAATTTCTCTGTTTCAGTGACATTGTAACGTAAATTATGTGCAGTTTTTATTTGGAAGGTAAACTGATTACCTTTAGTATCAGTGAGGATGGCGTCTATTTTGTAAAGCATATCAATTTCAGATTTATGACCACTAACAAGATTTACATTGGAAACGTCAGGATACTGCCTTAAAATATCTACCGCAATATTTTCAGTCTTTTTACCTTTTTCAATACAGTCATCAACAATTTCCTTCATCTTTTTACAAACATCACTATTCGGGTCAAAAACGTCCGGATCATTTGTAACACACTGGTAAAGGTCTTTCATTTGATCGAGTGGATTTTTATGAGGAATATTATACCAAGAGAGCAATTCTTTCCCAAGTTTAACATTTGTAGTTACATAGCTGTAAAAGTAAATGTCTGAAGGTGAGATTTCGTCTAAGTGAAGAAAAAACCATTTGTATTTTTTTCCTATGGGACTATCTTGTAAAGCTTCCTTAAAAATCATCATCCAACTCATTAGACCAAAGGTCGTAAAACAGATTCTAAATCATTTTTTAGCTGACTAAGCGACATAAATTGACTATACCTGTATTTTTTTTCAAGAGATTCCTTAGAAATACATTTCATCACAAAGAAATCTTGCAAAGGAAAGTCGCCGTCTCTAAGTTTTCGGGCAGCAGGGTGGTCGTCTTTTTTCACAAGGAACTCCTTTCCTTTACCAAAAAAGTATTCTTGACAGAACCGACCTAAACGTAGATTAATATTTCCCTGTTCGCTGTCGCTATACATTATACAGAGAAGCTTCGGCTCTAAGGATGTAATAGGAAAATTTAACATCGGTTCGAAACCATAGATAAAAGTAAGGCCTTTTTGAGGAACTAAATGTTTTTTACCATAATAGTTAACTCTTTTAGAGGGGGCTTCAAAATCTTCTAGCGAAACCTTCAGGCCCTGAGAAGTTTGAATTAAAGCCTTTATATAATCAAAGATGCTGTAATTAGGTTCTGTTGTAAATCTGACCCATTTCAAACTTGGGAGCATTTCAAGTTTGATATCATTTGCGATATCTACCATGGCATATGGATTTATATTAGATAGGGGTAATACCGCTCTGCGAGATTGCAAATTCATAACATAATTCCTGTTCAAGTTGCGGTCATTATATCACAAAAGATAAAAAAAAGCAAGGGTTCGCCCTTGCTTTTTTTCGTTGGCTGTTAAGCGGCCAGTCGTTCTAGAATGTCTTGACACAAGTGATTGGGATAGTCACATCCATAATCTCTCATGAATTCATCCAGATCAAGACCAGACATTTTTTTGTTAATCTTAGCACTTATCACTATAAGATTATCATCTTTTGTCGTTCCTCCGTTTTTGAATGATATGATGTGACCACCTTCACACAAATCTAAAGAAATTTTTTCTCCGGAAATTGCGCACCTTCCACCCTGCTCGTTATACTTTCGAATAATCTGCTCTGTTGTAAAAAGTCTTGGGGAAGAGACTGCAAGACCTGGAATTTTTTCCATGCCCATCATTTCTTCAAGAGGTTTAAACTTCAAGACCATTTGTTTATTGATGTATTTTGTCATCAAATCAGTAAATTTCATTTTACCTTTTTTACTATCGGCCTCATATAATATTGGATCATCTGACTTAGAATTTAAAATCAACTCATTTAAGTTTTCAAAAAATGAATCTGAGAATTTTTTGGTGTCCACAATTCTAAAGTCTTTCAATTCCAGATAAACAATATATTGAAACAAGTATAACAGTCTTCCTTGACTGGTTAAAACAGCTTTACGCAACCTTCTATTTTTATCCTGCGCCTGATATATTTTTTTCACCTCATTCAATATTCTTACAACGTGTTTTGTCGTTGCATTGGCTTCTTCTGGCTCTTTTTGATACCGACTTGTAGTATCGTAGTCTCGGTCCAACTGTTGCTTATCCAGAGTAAAAATCAAAGAGTTTCGTTTTCTAATGCTTTTTACTATCGAGAACATTTTTGCAACAAGCTCTTCGCATTGTCTAGTTTTGTTTACGTTTAGAGTGTCAGTTAAAATTTCCCATATTGGGTGCTTTCGATAGCCGTTTTCAATGTCAAGCTCACATGGATTTACCAAACCACGAATTGCTGATGCCCAATAACCTTTAAGACCATTTCTCTTTTCTGCGTCACTTAAGGGGTTTCCGTTATTTAACTCAACAAACTTTTCGCATGCGTCAGAGTCTGACATATTTTTGTAAACAGTTATGGCAATTCTTATTTTTGAAAAATGTGCTAATTGTTCTTCAGTCAAGTCTTCATATTTCTTACCTGACAGGTGGAACCCTACCCCAACACCTCCGGATATCGGAACAAAAATACCATCCTCTATAGCAAATTTTTCGACCACATACTGGATGATACAATCAATCCTTTGCAGCCCATCGAGAACCTCATACGTCCCATCAGGAAGTTGGCGGACATGTATAGTGTTTATTCCACGTCCCTGCCAAAGAGATTTCAATATTTTTCTCATCCACGACTTCGTACCAACCACATTTCTCTGGTACCAAGGATTTTGACTGATCTTATCATCATGATAAAGATCTATAAGTTTAGATAAAGTCCAAGTCTCAATTACCCAAGGTTGATCAGAATTCAGCCAAGAACCAGATGTCATAGTTTTTGAGGTCATTACAAAGTCCGTTTTTCATCAATTCAAGTCACATAGTACATCAATGTATGAGGTTTGTCAAGCTAAAAAATGAAAAAGTGGTGGAAAATAATGGAAAACCTATGGAGATTTCAAATTATCTAAGGAAAATGGACCTTTAGTTTTTCCCTGTTCCTTCATAACTTTATTAAGTTCTTCTTTCTTCATAGGTACAGGGTCAATAGTTGTTGCGTCAATGTATTCGTCTGGAATCTTAGTATTAGTAGGCTGAGGAGGTCTAATCTGCATTAGAGAATAATTCCCAGCAATCAATAACAGTACCGCTAATGGGTCAAAGACAAATATGATTGTTATGATGACCCACGTAACAGCTTTTTCCAGAATCTCTTGATCCGTTTCGCCATAGACAAACGCTGCGATGTATTTGATTGGTCCGACTTCTGCTTCGACTTCTCTTCGTTCCGCTCGTATCGGCGCAAGTTCCTGGCGATAAGCAGTGACTTTATCCTGCGCTTTCTCGATTTGGTCGAGGAGACGTGACCGCTCTTCGGCTTGTTCGTTTCTTGCGTTGACACCTTTTGTCACAGCCCCTAGTTCAGTGTATCTATCAATTTGATCGTTTAGGGTGCTAATATCCAAACGGGCCTGAGATATAATCTCTTGCTCAATCGCAATGCGTTCTTCTATTAACACTATTCTATCACTAACATCACCGGATGTCAACCCCTGGTCGATGTGTGCTTTTGACAGGAACCCAAAGATTCCCAATGATGTTATCATAACAAGTATCGAAACAGCAAACACAAAATAGTATTTCAGCAACTTAGGTGCGTTATACCAGTTTCGATAAACCCAACTTGCAGCAACAAGTTTGGATACTTCTAGCACACTACCCATCACACCGATAGCAACAGGGCTTGCAGCAAAGATAGCAATCAACCCTGCGATGGAATAGTATGCCGCTACGAGAGATACCGACAATCCAGTCAGTATCATCATAAGTGCAGTCTTCATTTTAGCCTCTAGTCAACGTAACAATCTTACTGACTTGTTCTTCTAACTTTTCTTTTCTGTTAGGCCAATAGATATATTCTTTCTCTGGATTCTTCATAAGATTGACCAACAACGGCACAATCATCTTTTCAAGTTCTGTAAGTTTTGCTTGTGTTGATGCTAACAACTGAGATTCCTTAGTCGCATAGGATTCTTCTAGTTGCAACTTTTGTGTATCTAAACCAAATGTTGTTTGTTCGTAGATAGCAAGAACACTATCAATTTTCTGTTCCAATCGAGCAATCGCTTCGTTTGATGTTGATACAGTCTCACGAATAATTGTTGTCTCAAGTGTCTCACTATCCGTGACTTGAGTTACTTCGCCTTCATCGACTGCGCTGAAGCCAAAGTCTTCTTGTGTTCTTAAATCCAAATATTCTTGTGGTATTGGAGTTGTCATTTCTTGAAAAACCTCGCTAGTGATGCCACTGGTTCTGTTGTCCAGCCAAACGTATTGACGATAATGTTTAGCGGTTCTAAGTATGCTTTCTCAAATTGTAAATCGTAATCTATATATTTATCTAAATCAAATTGTTTAGGTAAGACAGACATAATCGCAAGCACATTTTCGTGCGTTGGATTAGGCACTTTCATATAGCAAAACTTGATTTTCTCTCCGTCTTTGATGGACTCATATTTCTTAGTCAGCCCATGCTTTTCCAGCAATGAGTTGTATATGATTGAACCTCTAACGTGTATCGGTGTTCCTTTGCCGTACATAGATACTGCGTTCTTATACTTCGTCAGTTCAGACACACCACGAGGAAATGCTACATCCTCGAAAGGGAGTTTCTTGAATTCTTTTCTGAAAGAATTGTTGAATGCGTGTAAATCGGATTCAGTTCCTGTCATCACAATCTGCAGCGCTTCCTTAATCTTATCTCGGCAAGACATCGGAGTTGATGACTTGACTGCTTCGATACCCATCATCTTCAGTTTAGGCTCAGCATATCGCACACCCTCACTGTCCCACACGTTGAGAATGTATCGCTTCTTCGCAGTCCAGATTCCAGTATCAGCAATGACTTCACGCTTCATAATCATCTTCTGGTCGTATGCGTTCATATAGTCAGCAAGTTCCTGGTACGACTTATCGATAAATCCTTGAAACTTTTCTTCACACACTTTGTCTAGGAAGTCGATTACTTTACTCTTATCGGGGATATTATCCTTATAGACTTTCTTGACTAGAGGACCAAAGTTCACATAGATAGAATCTGTATCACTCGCAATCACATAATCAATACCATCAGTGTCTAGTAGTTTGTTGAGATAGCCATTGACTTTGTTTTCAATCCAGCGAATAGATAGCTGACCTGACAATGTGATTGCTTCTGCTTGTCTCACATCGTAGAAGCGAAACCATTGATTCCCGATAGCGCCATACGCTGAGTTCAACTGAACTTTCTTTGCTAACTGTAGATTAGAATACTTGGAGATTTCATTCTCGCATTTCTGCTTCTCTTCTTTTGTTTTAGCAGCCTCTTTGTTCTTCTCCCACTCAAGCATCAACTTTTTGTACTTAGACCTATCGGTATACATCGTATCCATCATCT